GTGCAGGCGACCTTCGACTGGCAGGCAGCCAAGGATAGCATCGTCGGGCGCATGTGCACCGTCACGCTCATGAACGGCGTGGAGGCCTATTGATCATGCTCAAACTTGACCTCTCTACCGACCCACGCTGGCTTGATCTTGCCCCCGGTGTCCGCGTGCGCCTGCTGCCGCTCACCACCGCGCTGATGGTGACCACCCGCAACGATCCCAGCATCGAAGCGCTTCCCGAGGACGCCAGCAACGAGGACCGCGCGCTGATCTTTGCCAAAGCGCTGGGGCGGCGCGCCGTCGTAGAGTGGGAGGGCGTGGGCGACATGGACGGCAACGTGCTGGACCTCACCCCGGAAGGTGTCGACGCTCTGCTCGACATCTATCCGATCTTTGAAGCGTTCCAGACAGGCTACGTCGCCAAAGCACTGGTGTTGGAACAGGAAAAAAACGTCTCCGCGCCCTTGCCGACTGGCACTTCTGCGGGGGCGATCGGTACTGCGAGGCTTGCGAAGCCCTCGAGGCCTGCAAAGTCCCGTGCCCGGACTGCCCGGCAAAAGTAAATCGCCCCCAGACTTTCGAGGGGGTGCAGATCTGGGACTTGGTTGGACGCCTCGGCGGCCAGCTGCGGGCCACAAAGCAGACAATCCTCGGGTGGGACATGGGTGCTGCGCTCGCAATGGCGCGTGCCCTTGGCATCAACGGCCTCGTGGCGATGGAACTGCTGCCCGAGATCGAAGCCATCATGGTCAAACGCGTGAACGAACAGATTGGAGTCCAGGATGGCCGATAAACGCGTCTTCGTGCGCCTCGCTGCCGTTGGCGGACGACAGGTCAAGGCGGAGCTGACCGGCATTGGCGACGCCGGTGCCCGCGGGCTCGGTCGGCTGTCGCGCGAGGTCGATGTTGCCAACGCACGCCTTGCCGCCTTCACACGCCGCGCCACAATTGCAGCGGCGGCCGCAGGTGCAGCTGTGGTGGCAGCCGGTGCTGCGATGATCCGGTCAGGGCTGCAGACCGTCGACCAAACCGCAAAGCTGGCACAATCGCTGGATACAACCGTCGAAAGCCTGCAGGTGCTGGAGCGCGCCGCTGACCTCTCGGGCGTCTCCATGGGCAATGTCGAGCAGGCCACGGTGCAGCTGACACGACGGTTAAGCCAGGCTGCCGCCGGTGCGGGTCCTGCCGTCGATGCCCTCGACCGCCTTGGCCTGTCGGTCAGCGAGTTGCAAAACCTGCCGCTCGATCAGCGCATCGCTTTGATCCAGGACCGGCTGGCGGAGTTCGTGCCTGAGGCCGAGCGTGCTGCTGTCGCCTCGCAGCTCTTTGGCGATCGCGCAGCCCTCGTGTTCACCCGCATTGATACCGCAACGCTGCGCCAGGCCACCGCTGATGTGAATGATTTTGGAATCGTTGTCTCTGAGCAGGACGCGGACCAAATCGAGCGCACCAATGACGCAATCTCCCGCCTCGGTCTGATCTGGCGCGGCGTCTCGAACCAGCTGGCGGTGGCCGCAGCACCCGCGCTTGAAGCGGTGGCGGATGCGCTGGCGGCCATGGCGCGCACGACCGGACCTCTTGGAAGTGCCATCACAGGCCTCTTTGAGAACATTGGCCGACTGACCACATTTGCAGTGACCTTCGCAGGCGTGATGGCGGGCCGTTGGGTGGCAGGACTTATGGCAGCAACATTCTCGGTCAGTGGACTGGTGACGGGTCTGGTCTTTCTGCGCGCAGCGCTGATCCGCACCGGCATCGGTGCGCTAATCGTGGGCGCAGGCGAGCTGGTCTATCAGTTCACGCGCCTCGTCTCCGGTGCAGGTGGTTTTGGCAACGCGCTGGACCTGCTCAAGGACGTGGCGGTCGAAGTCTGGGACCGGGTGTCGCTCAGCGCGGATGCGGCTTGGGCGCGCGTGGAAGCCGGATGGGCCACAGCGCAGGCTGGTATTTACGATGGGCTGCAAGATGCAACAGCGGCGGTGGTCGGCTGGGCAAACAGCACTGTCAACACCTTCGAGGGTACATTTCTTGCAGTGCAGGCCATCTGGGGCGCGCTGCCGGATGTGTTCGAGCGCGTTGGTGCACTTGCAATCAACGGTCTGGTTGAGGTGATGGAAACTGGCATTGCGGGCATTACCGAGGCGGTCAACGCCGTTTTGACATTGGGCGGTCGGCGTCCCGACTGGGCCATCGCAGCGCCTGATCTCTCGGAATGGAAGTCTGCGGTCCCGGAAGCCGTCAATCTGGGAGAGCGTGCGCGGGCAGCTTACGACAGCGCCTTCTCGGACAATCCCTTCCAGGTGCCTGAACTCTTCGGAGGTATGGCAGACGATGCGCGCGGTCGGGCAGCAGGCTATACAGAGGCTGCAGGGATGCTGTCTGACGCAGCGTCCCGCCCCATGACGGCTTGGCAGGCGCTGAAGGATGCCATTTCTGGTGCAGGTGATGAAGGCACGGCGGCGCTCGAAAGTGCCGCGACCTCAGCGGACCGGTTCAACGATGCGCTGGGGGAGACCGAAGGACAGGCCGGGCGCGCAGGCGGTGCTGCAAAGCAGGCGGGCGCAGATGCAGCCGAGGGTGCTGAGGCGGCAGCCGCTGGCTGGCAGGCGGTTGTGAACGCGGTCAGCGAATACGCGGACAAAGCCCGTGATATTGGCGCAGACATCGGCGGCGTTCTGGTTGGCGCGTTTCAAAGCGCGGAAGACGCGATCGGCAACTTCGTCAAGACCGGCAAGCTGGACTTCAAAGGCTTGGTCACCTCAATGATCGCGGACCTTTCCAAGCTCGGCGCGCGCAAGTTCATCCTCGGCCCCATCGCCAACGCACTTTCCGGCGCGCTCGGCAACCTCGGCGGGATGTTTGCCGGTGTGTTCCATCAGGGCGGTATCGTAGGCGGGCCTGCGCCCTCGCGCATGGTGCCTGCAATGGCATTCGCCAACGCGCCACGGATGCACAACGGCGGCTGGGCCGGGCTTAAATCCGACGAGGTCCCGGCAATCCTGCAGCGCGGCGAGCGTGTGCTCTCGCGCAAAGAGTCCCTCGCCTATGGCGGTGGCGGTAATGGTGGCGGCGCGGTCACGGTCAACATCATGACGCGGGATGCCGAGAGCTTCCGGCAATCGCGCACACAGGTCGCGTCCGATATGGCCCGCGCGGTCTCCATGGGCCGGAGGGGTATGTAATGGCGTTTCACGAGGTGCAGTTCCCAGACAACATCAGCCGCGGCGCGCGCGGTGGGCCACAGCGGCGCACGCAGATTGTTGAGCTGGCATCGGGCCGCGAGGAGCGCAACGCCAGCTGGTCCGCCTCGCGCCGCCGCTACGATGTCAGCTACGGGATCCGCCGCGTGGATGATCTGCACGCGGTGGTCGCCTTCTTTGAGGCCCGCCTTGGGCGGCTCTACGGGTTTCGGTTCAAAGATTGGGCTGACTACAAATCCTGCGCCCCCTCAAAGGGAGTGTCTGAGATGGATCAGGTGATTGGCGCCGGGGATGGCGAGACCACAGCGTTCGCGCTGACCAAAGCCTACGGCACCTTGCCACATGTCTATCAGCGCCGCATCGAGAAGCCTGTCGCGGGCACAGTGCGTGTCGCTTTGGGTGGTGCCGAGCAGTTCAATGGCTGGGCCGTCAATCCCGCCACCGGGATTGTCACTTTTGAGGTGGCCCCGGAGCCGGGCGTGACCCTCACCGCCGGGTTCGCCTTCGACGTGCCCGTCCGCTTCGACAGCGATCTGATGGACGTCACCCTCGACATCGAACGCCTCGGCTCGATCACCTCAATCCCACTGATCGAGATCCGACTGCTTTGATTATTCAAGCCAGCTCCATTCTGCCTGAGGCGCTGGACCTGACCCAGCGGGCCTCGCAGGCCTGACGCGATCCACATCCCCTGTTCACGGAACCACATCCCATGCAAACCTATACCGCCCTTGAACATCGCCCGGGCGATACGCCCCAGCTTTATGACATCGACGGCGGGCTCGTCACCCAAAACACCTTCGGCAAGGTGATCCGGCTTGATGCCAGCCAGCAGGTCACCGCCCTGACCCCGGTGCCGATTGAGGCCGAGGAGCGCTATGCGTTTCGTGCTGTGTTTCGGCGGGCCACAAACAGCCCTGATCCGTCCGACGATGCAATTGCCTGCGGCATCGACTGGCTGGCGGCGGATAAGACGGCCCTCTCAACCACCACCATTAACACCATCCTCAACTTTACCGTCGCCGATGGGCGGCGCGAGGTCCGCACCTCGGTTGTTGCCGAAGCCGAGGGTCCCGCCAGCGTAGTGGCCCCAATTGGTGCGCGTTACGGCGTGCCATGGGTGCGCACATTCGGCCTTGGACACGCAACAGACGTCGAGGTCTGCAGCCTCGAGAGGTTGCCTTTCGTCTCGGTCCCCGTCGCCCGCACCTTCTATGTCACCATGGATGGCAAGGACCTCAATGAAGGCAACTCGCTGACCTCGCCCCTTGCCAGCATTGCCGAAGGCCTCGCACGCGCCGCAGCAGTTGCCCAGCCCTGCGTGGTGATTGTGCAGCCTGGCGAATACGTCGTGCCACCAGATACGGTCATCCCCGCCAATTGCGCCCTCTACGGCTATGATCTGCGCGTCACCAAGCTGAGCCTGCCGCCCGGCCAGGAGGTGAACAACATGTTCCAGATGTCCAACGGCATCAAAGCCCGCGGCTTTACCTTCTCAAACCTGCGCCATGAGCCCTACACCCTGGCGGGCGGACCGCCGCAAAAGGGCTGGGCCTTCGTCTTCAAGCCCGGCGAGCTCCTCACCCGATCGCCCTATATCGCCGATTGCTCGCAGCTGCACAGCTTTACCCAAGACCAGATGGCCCTGCCGATCGACAAGGCCGCAGGC